TGTACAAGATTCTATTGAATATCTTCTCGACACAATGGTCGACTTTCGTCGTCGACTACTTACACGACAAGGACTAGAAAATGCCGTTGAACAACTCCAAGATAACGACCACAACGCAGCGCTTCTTGCCATGGAGCAAACAATCTCCAAGGTTAACGAGCAAGGAATTTTGGGCACGCATGAGGTTGACCTTAGCAAGAACACCGAACAGCGATACAAGAATTACCAAGCCCTCCAAAACCAAACCTTCTTAGGCATACCTACTGGATTTGAAAAGATTGATGAGGCAACTGCAGGACTGCAAGGAGGCCAGTTAATAACTGTAATTGCGCCACCTAAGACTGGTAAGTCTCAGATCGCATTGCAGATGGCTATCAATACTCATACCCTTGGTAAGGTTCCTATGTTCCAATCGTTTGAGATGAATAACCACGAACAACAACAAAGACACGATGCAATGCGTGCTCACATATCTCATGGTCGTTTGCGTAGAGGAAAGTTATTACCAGCAGAAGAAGGACGCTACATTGACATGCTCAATGCAATGGAAAAAGAACACCCATTTCATTTAGTTGATGCAGTAAATGGAATTACAGTCTCAGCACTATCTGCAAAGATAGAACAGTCAAAACCCGACATAGTATTTGTAGACGGTGTCTACCTTATGTTGGATGAGATTACTGGGGAGATGAACACGCCTCAAGCAATTACAAACATTACACGTGCAATGAAGCGTCTTGCTCAAAGAATTGATAAGCCAATAGTTATTACCACACAAACCCTGTTGTGGAAGATGCGAGCAGGAAAAGTTACCGCTGACTCTATTGGTTACTCGTCTTCTTTCTTCCAAGATTCGGATGTAATTCTTGGATTAGAACCAGTTGAAGAAGATGAAGAGATTCGTTTGCTAAAAATTGTTCAGTCCCGTAACTGTCCACCAAGTGAAACCGCAATTACGTGGCGTTGGGATACGGGTTGTTTCCATGATGAATCTGAAATGACTAAGTGCCAGTATTGCGCTAACTGGATGACAAGATGATAGATGTTGAAAAGGTTCTTCTTAATTTAGACATACCTCTTACAGCCACACGTGGCGATGAGGTGCAGGGTTTTTGCCCTATGCACAAAGCCCGTACTGGAAAGGAAGACCACAACCCCTCTTGGTGGATAAACGGAAACACTGGCGCCCATATTTGTTTTTCTTGTGGTTATAAGGGAAATATCTACACGCTTGTAGGAGATTTAAAAGGTTTAGATTACTTTGATGCTAAAGACTTTGTTGAGGAGCAAGAAGAAATACCTTTAGATTCGCTTATGAAGAGGATTAAAGAGTTGCCAGAGTATGTTCCAGCAATTGATCCTATTGGAATGTCTGAGGCTCGTTTAGCAGTGTTTACTGATCCACCAGTAAGTGAGTTAAAGAAAAGATTTTTAAACCAAAAGGTTGCAAAGCATCACGGTGTTTTATGGGATGAGCAAAACAACGCTTGGATTTTACCCATTAGAGATCCCAATAATTTTTCATTGTGGGGTTGGCAAGAAAAGGGTGCAAGTGGTCGATTCTTTAAAAACCAACCAGCAGGAGTTAAAAAATCTAAAACAGTATTTGGCGTAGAAGTTATGGCTACAGATATACTAGTTGTAGTTGAGTCACCTTTAGACGTTGTGCGTCTTGCCGCAGCAGGAGTAGAGGGCGCTATCTCCACATACGGAGCAATGCTTAGTGAAGATCAAGCAAAGATTATGCGCCGTGCAGAAAAAGTTATTGCGGCATTTGATAACGATGATTCTGGAAAAAAAGCCAATGTACAGATGCATGGTTTTGCTCGTAAGTACGGCATGGATCTTTCTTACTTTAATTACAAAGGTATAGATGTCAAAGATGTTGGAGACATGAGTATTGATGAGATTCATCAAGGTATTGAAACAGCAAAAACTTCAGTACTAGGTAAGGCAGCATACCTATGATGGATCTAAGAGATAAAGACCACCCATTGCATGTATGTGTTTGCGGTTCTATGTTGTGGAATGTCCAAGCAATGTTTGAAGACGGGGAAATCTCTCTTTACATGTTAGATATGGAGTGTGCGCTTTGTGGCAGTAAAGCAACTGCGCCAACACCCTTAGATGTTTAACGGAATTTTAAAACCTTATCAACCAGAGGCAGTAGCCAAGATGGTGGATCGTAAAAAGATGTTAGTGGCTTATGAAATGGGTTTAGGCAAAACCTGTATGACCATTGCAGCAATTGAAGAATTAAAAAAACAAAAAGAAATTACAGAACCCGTTTTAATTGTTTGCTTATCAAGCCTAAAATATCAATGGGAAAAAGAGATACATAAATTTTCTGATTCAACCGCAACAGTTGTTGATGGGGGAAAGACAACCAGAACTTTGCAGTACGAACGTGGTTCCAAAAACGATTACGTCATTTGTAACTATGAACAAGTTGTAAATGACTGGGATTTAATAAAGTCTATTAAATGGGGTGCTGTTGTTTGCGACGAGGCAACAGCAATTAAAGGTTTTCGTTCCAAGAGATCAAAAAAGGTAAAAGAATTGGCAAGGCAGACACCTATTAGGTTTGCCCTTACTGGTACACCAATTGAGAATGGTAGGCCAGAAGAGGTCTACAGCATTATGCAGTTTGTAGACCCAAATGTTCTTGGTCGTTTTGATTTGTTTGACCAAACTTTTATTGTTCGTAACCATTTTGGTGGAGTTCAACGTTATAGAAATTTAGATATTTTTCACAAAAAAATGCAAGAGTCATCAGTTCGCAAGGTTCAGACAGATCCTGATGTAGCGCCATATTTGCCCGACACAATTTATCGTGACCCAATGCTTATTTCTTTCAGTAAAGACTCCTCAGCCTTATACAACCACATAGCAGAAGAGTTAAGCCAAGAACTCATAGAGGCATCTCAGTTACTGGGTGCAGGGTTTTCGTTGTTTGCCCATTACGGCATGGAGCACAAACCAGGCAGCCCAGCAGATATGTTGCGTGGCTCTATCATGAGTAAAATTACCGCTCTTAGAATGTTGTGTGATCATCCAGGTTTATTATTGGACTCATCAAAAAAATTTGAAGAAGAAAACGGCGAAGGCAGTGCATATATTGCTAGTTTAAAGGAAAGAGACCTTCTTTCAGAGAAGTTAAAGGCGCCAAAACTAGAAGCATTAAAGAGTTATGTAACAGATCATTTAGATACAGACCCAGATGCAAAAGTGGTTATATTCACCTCTTGGGTCGGAATGCTTGATAGAATCCAAAAAGAATTAGGCGGAACACTATATACAGGGAGTATGAATGCCAAAGAAAAAGAAAAAAGTAAAGAAAGATTTCTTACTGATCCTGGTTGCCGCATATTCATCTCTTCTGACGCTGGTGGCTATGGTGTTGACCTACCGAATGCTAACCTGCTAGTTAATTACGACTTACCTTGGAGTGCTGGTTTATCGGTACAAAGAAATGGAAGAATAAAAAGAGCCTCTAGCCGTTGGCCAACAATTACTATTCAAGACATGATTGTTGAGAACTCAATAGAAGAAAGACAACACGACATGTTGACCCAAAAGAATGCTGTTGCTGATGCCGTAATGGATGGTCAGGGCATAAACTCTAAAGGTGGAATTGACATGACCGTTGGAAGTCTGATAAGTTTTCTACAGAAAGCCAGACCATAGAGGGGGAAAAATGGCAAGAGTAAAAGAGTCAGAACCAAGAGCCTTACAAGTTGATGAACTAGCGGCTCAAGCAAAAGAATATGCGTTTTTAAAAAAGCAAGTTGAGTATTTAGAAAAGCAACAAAAAGAATTACGAGAGAAATTATTTGCCAAGATTGAAGAATCTGGTGAAGTAGATGACAGAGGTAATCTCTTACTTCCATTTGATGAAGAGATTGAAGGTTTTGTTAGCATCATGAAGCAACGCCGTGTTTCTCGTAAAATCGATGAGGGTGTTGCTGAACAAATGATTGCAGAAAAAAATCTTGAAGAAGAACTCTACAAGACAGTGCGGATTGTTGATGAAGATGCCCTTATGGCTGCACTTTATGAGGGCAAATTAACCGAAGAAGAGATTGATGAGATGTATCCACAAAGCATTGTGTGGGCACTAGTAATGAATAAGAGGTAACAATGCCTGGTTTGCGTGGCGATGACGAGATCTTAGAAGCATTTGCTGATCTCGAATACTTGCCTGGATCAAAAAGAAAACGCAAAGAACCAGACCCAAAGGTTTCTCAACGCAAAGTCGTTGAGGAAGACGCATGGGATTCAAACCCCATAACAAAAACCCTAGGTGGAAAGGAAGTTCAGGTTTTTACAATTAGTGCATTAGCACAAGCATTGGAAAAATCTTTAGTTACTGTTCGCTTATGGGAACGCAAAGGGTATATACCACGTGCCCCGTATCGACTTCGTTCTAAGACTGTTAAAGGTCAAAAGACTGGAGGAAATCGGGTTTATACCAGAGCGTTAGTAGAGGCCACCGTTGAAGAGTTTTCTAAACGAGGGCTTCTAGGTTCTGCTCGTGTAGAGTGGAACCAACACGATGACTTAACAGATGCCCTAATAAGACGCTGGACAGACATCACAAAGTCCGAGAGCCAGTAGACATTAAGACTGTACAGAGATACAGAATGCTCCGTGCCTCATGCCGATAAAACCAAAAAACCAAAGAAAGAAATAAAATGCCAATTACAAAACCGTCAGTAGATGCTGACAACTATCTTTCTGAAGATAGCGAAGATATCCAACCTAAAGTTGGAACCACAGTCCAAGAAGGCTGGGATGGTTTCGATTCTTTAGTTGCCCCAACAGAGTTCCCAACTGATTTTAAGTTTTCAGAGGAATCTGTACTAATTAAGTTTCTCCAAGATCATCCTTTTGCGACATACGAGTCGCATTGGATTGATGGAGCAAAGGGCAAGAAGTCCTTTGTTTGCTTGGGTGACAAGTGCCCACTATGCGACATTCTTGGCGATCTGCCTCGTGGAAAGTTTGCATTCAATGTTCTAGTTCTTACAGGTGAGACACAAGGTGTTCAAATTCTTACAGCACCCCCAACTCTTGCTCGTTTGATTAAGAAGAACCATGACGATGACCGTAAAGGCCCTATCGACAAGGACTTCTGGGAAGTTTCTCGCCAAGGAACTGCGGCACTGACGCACTTCAACATGATTCCTGTAAAGGAACGTGATCTTGTCGAGGAGTGGAAGTTGGACATTAACGAAGTTAATGGACTTGTAGCAGCCGCTGTGCCCTACACAGCAAGCGCTATTCGTGAGACCCCTCGCTCCGAGATGCTAGAGGTTGCTCGTTCAATAGCCTAGTTTGCACTTCCATCGTGGTGGAGGTCTTCTTGGATGATCTCAGACCTCCACTACACTAATCTGAGGGGATTAATATGAATATCATTACCACAAAAGAACAACTCAAAGAACTTGTTGATTTTTACTCCAAGGTAGATGCTTTTGCATTTGACGTTGAAACTGTTGGTGAAAACAGAATTCAGCCTGTAGTAAACGACGTACTGTGGATATCGATGGCAACAGAAGGACGTATTGATGTAATCCCAATGGGTCACCCAAATGGTGAGTTTGTTAGTTGGGAAAAAGAACTGCTGTTAAGTGGACAACGAAAGGCAGCAGCAGGCAAAGAATTAACAGATCTTGATTACACAAAAAATCAAAAAAGATGGAAACCAGTATTCGGTGAACCACCAGCACAACTTCTTCCAGGAGAGGTATTTGCTGCTCTTAAACCACTGTTTTTTAGTGACAAGTTAAAGATTGGTCACAACATTAAGTTTGATTTAAAATCAATTGCAAAGTATTACCGTGGTGTAGTTCCAAAGAAACCGTTTTTTGACACTTTAATGGCGTCATTTATTATTGACAATAGAACTAACCATGCATTAGGTCTAGCAGATTGCGCTAAACGTGAGTTAAAACTACATGTAGAAAAAGGTGTTGGAGCAGAAGTCGAGGTTCACTCTTTTACAGATGTAGCCAAATATGCAGCCTTGGACGCTGACGCAACTTGGCAACTTTATAAAGCGTTGGCACCAAAATTAACTGGCTCTCTTCAACGTGTATGGAATCTAGAGATGGACGTAGTTGCAGCCCTTTGTGATATGGAGTTAACTGGAGCAAATATTGATGTAGAAGAGATGAAGAAGTTAAAGAAAAGAATTGAAAGCGACTTAGATATCACCAAAGGAAAAGCATTTAAGTTAGCCAAAAAAGCATTTGCTATGAACTCTGTACCAGAAAAACAAAAGATTTTATTTTTACCTGTAGAAGAAGGTGGTCGTGGATTAAAGCCCAATCTAAAAATTAAGGTTGCTTTAACTGCC